ATCGCCGCCGATAAGAATCTCCTGCTCGGAGGCCAGCCAACCCAGCGGGTCGAGCACACGATTGCACCGGCCGCGGACGCGTGGGCGAGCTTTGTGGAGGATGTTAGGTCGAGGCAGGAAGCGGTGGATGTGGCGTTTGAACCGGTCGAGGTGGCCGGAAACGCGGCCCAAAAGGAGATTGCTGCCCTGCCGCCGGTCAATTCGATGCCACAACCGGAGATCATCGATGCTGATGTTCAACGACTTACGCTATAACCGAATACTATGTCCAGAATGTATAATGGAGCCACAGCGATTAACCCCTCGCACATTCCTCTGTACAGAGGGGGGGGAGGGGGTCTGACTTGATTTTTTCTTCGCAAACCCCCGACCGGTAAGCCGCCGCAAAATTTTTCACAAAAACACCCATGCAAAACCTCATCGAAAAAGCCAAAGCCGCCTTCAAGCCTCAGCCTCAACCCCAACCCCAACCCGCCGCCAAGCCTTCCGGTCCCAATCCGGTGTCTGAACCGGTAGCCACCCCGCCGGTCGAGCCGGTCACAGCCGCCGAGCCAAAGCCGGAAGCCAACCTAGTCGCCGCCCCCAAGTCCGCCAAGGAGCTGGCCGAGGAGACTGCGCGGCAGGTTGGCATCCTGCAGGGCGACGAGTTCGCCAACATCAAGCTCTGCAAGGCGCAGACCCCGCGAAACTCGCACATGCTGTACATCGAGGGCGTGCCGCGGTGGAACGTGCGCGCGATCTGCTGGGTGAAAGACGCTGAGAGCTGGAAGCCGGTCTGCCCGCCGCATGACACGCTAAGGGTTAAATACACCGGCATAGCCACGACGGAAGGCGTCTTGCAGTTTGAGTCGAGCGACATCTCGAAGCGCAACCGTCTCAGGAGGGCACAATGAGCGTCGCCGCGACCTCTTACGTCTGGGAGAAGAGCGAGGCAGAAGGCGCCGACCGGCTGGTGCTGCTCGCGCTGGCTGACTTTGCGGATGAGTACGGCAACTGCTTCGGATCTTGGGGCAAGCTGTGCAGCAAGACGCGCTTGGCTCGCTCAACCGTTGCCCGCTCCTTGCGCCGCCTGCAGGACTTCGGCGAGCTGGCCATGGTCGAGAAGGGTCATCGCCGCATCGCCGGAAACGGCTCCGAGGCGACCGTTTGGCGCATTGTCGGACTGGCGCCGGAGATAGGTGTCAAATTGAGACGGGTCCAAAATTTGGACCCAAGTAGTGTCACGATTGGACCCAAGGAGTGTCAGGATCGGACCCCAACTATAAGTAACAATAAGGAACATCTATTGGGTGACACTCCGGCGACTTCGTCGCCTTCGCATCCTCCCCAAAAGGTCGTAGCAGCAACCGGCGCCCCCGAACCCAAACCGCGCAAGGCCAAGGTCGAGGGCATTGAATCTTGGTCCGCCGACCGCCCCCTACCCCACAGCGTTGGCTTCCGTCAATGGTGGGGCGAGTTTGTCGAGTTTCGCCGCGGCAAGATTAAGGGTCGTCATCACCCGCTGACCGATCAGGCCGCGCGGATCATTCTCGGCGAGCTGGCCGCGGTGAACGAGTGGCAGGCGGTCGAGGCGATCAAGACGGCGATTGCGAGCGGTTACATCAAGCCATGGGTGGACAAGTTCCGCGGCAAGAATGGCGCCGCGCCGGTTGCCCCTGCCCCGCAGCGCTCCGGTCCCAGCGCCCTAGAGCGCAGCCTAGAGCGTGCGCGCATGGAGGTGGCAGCGTGATTGAGGTGCCGACATTCGCGCTCGAAAACGGCGACCACTCGGCGGTGACGGATCGCGGGTCGCTGCTTTCAAGTTTGCGCAAGGGCGATGTAAGCGAGTTTGAATTTTGCAAACAAGCAACGCAGCGCGGATGGAGGGTTCGCCACATGAGCGGCGCAGAGCAAAATTACGACGCAATCATTAGTAGAGAAGGCGCGCGGTCCTTATTTGTTCAGGTAAAGCGTTGCGCATACTTAAAGGATAAAAACGCCTATCATGTAAAAAACGAATGCGGGAGTGGCTTATATTGCAACCACGCCTACGACATTTTGGCGGCGCATTTGGCCGACATCGATAGCTGGGTTTTTTATACAAGATCCGAATTAGGCAGCAGGCGCAAAACCACATACACGCCAACGCAAATGCGCAACCGCAGCGTTGGAAGTAATGCCCCCGACGCTAGAGATCCCGACAACTGGGAACTTCTCGACCAAGTCGCGGCTATGTATTCGCAAGAATCTTTACCCCTAGGACAGCCCCTGTCCCACCCCCCTGTATAAATTTCCCACATCATGAAAAACCGTAAGACCAAACCCAAGTCGTCTCAGCCCAAGCTCGCTGAGTACACCATCAATCTCGAAACCATCGAGGCGTCCGTCGCCGAGGCGAAAGCCACGCTCGACGCGCTCTACCTGCTGCTCAACGCGGTCATCGAGCGGCTCGCCGAAGAGCAAGGGAGGGCCAAGAGATGAACCCTGACCTAGTGGTCGGCGAGGTCGGCTTCGGCGCGAACTTCGGCTCCTCCGCGGAGCTGGAGTTCTACCGCGCCGAGGACAAGCGCAACTCGGCCGAAATGGCCAACCTCGAAGCGGAGAAGCGCGAGCTGATTAAGCGCGTCAATCGGCTCAAGCTCGTCTTGAAGCGGTGCGCGGCACTCTCGCCCGACGTGAGCGACGAGAAGCACGAAGCCCTGCTCGCCGTGGAGGAACCGCTGTGAGCGCCGGAAAGGGCGACGCGCCGCGGCCGATAGACGGCCAAAAATACCGCGAAAACTGGGATCAAATTTTTTGCAGAAAACGCTTAAAAGTTGTTGCCCCCATGTCCGCATTTGTCCACACTTGCACGCATCAAGACCCACCGGCTGCCACCACGCCGAACGACGTAGAAACGGCAGCCGATGAGACCCGAACTTAAACAAACCCTTAAAAGCGTATGGCCCCATGTAGCAGACGATGTCATAGCGGTGGACGAAGCGTGCGACCGCTGGCTCAAGCGTCGCTACGAAATGCGCCAACGACGGAGGGAGCGCAATGAGTCCGGTGCAGACTTTCATCTACCTAGCTTTCCTCGCCCTGCTGGCTCTCGCCGTGCTGGCAGCGAGTGATGACGACGACGACAACTTTGTATGAAAACCACCACCACCCCACAAAGCCCAAACACCGAGAAGGCTGTGCTCGGCACACTCATGGCCGAGCCGAAGCTCGCCGATGAGGTTGCCGGATTGCATGGCGATCTTTTCTACACTCCTGCCCACCGCGCGATTTTCGATGCGATCAATGAGATCCGCGCCGATGGCGGTGTGCCGAATATCATCGCGGTCACTCAGCGCCTCGACGCGCAGAAGAAGCTGACCTTTGTCGGCGGCGCCGGAGCCATCACCGAGTTTCTCACGCAAGCGTGCGGCGGTCTGGCCGCGCTCGAATATCATGCGCAAACCCTGCGCGATTTGCATGGCCGTCGCTCGATTATCTCCGCGGCAGTCTCCATGCAGGCAGCGGCTAACGACATGGCTGCGAACGCCGACGAGGTGCTGCAGTCCGCCGGAGAGAGCGTCTTGTCGCTTAGTCTCGGCGCTCCGACCGACTCGATGCGCAGCGCGGCCGACATCGTGCCGTCGCTCCTCGAAGAGCTCGAAGCGCTGATGGACAACAAGCAGACGCTAGGTCTGCGCACCGGCTTCGCTGATCTGGATCAGGTAACCGGCGGTCTGCGCGGCGGAACCCTGAGCGTCATCGCCGGACGTCCGGCCATGGGTAAGTCGGCCTTGATGATGAACATCGCGGACAACCTGATGCGGCGCAAGGTTCCGGTGCTCTACTTCTCGCTCGAAATGCCCGCCAATGAGTTAGCCGCTCGCGTAGTGTTGTCGCGCGCCAACACCAACACCGAGCTGGTCCGCAATGGCTTTGTCGATATGGCTGGCAAGCGCCGCATCGGTTCCGTCGCTTTGGATTTTTCCGGTGAACCTTTGTACATAGATGACCGCTGCGGCATGTCTTTGTTGGACATTCGCGGACGTGCGAGGTTGGCCGTTCGCAGGTGGGGCGTGAAGATCATCTTTGTTGATTATTTACAGCTTGTCTCGCACTCGAATGCGAAGTCGCGCGAGAACGAGGTCGGCTTTGTCAGCCGCGGATTGAAGGCCATGGCCATGGAGCTGGGAGTTCCAGTGGTCGCCGCCGCGCAGCTCAACAGGCAGGCAGAGAACCGGCCCGACAACCGGCCGAAGCTCTCCGACCTGCGCGAGAGCGGCAGCATAGAACAGGACGCCGATTTGGTCGCTCTCGTCCACCGGCCAGCCTACTACGCGGTGCAGGACGAGGAACCGGAGCCGCAGGACGCGGAGTTAATCATCGCCAAGCACAGGGCCGGACGCACCGGCACGCTCAATATGACGTGGCGTCCCAGCCTGACGCGATTTGATGCGAAGGCGCCGGTCAGCAACATCGTCTCCGCGCCACGCCTGACTGACGAGGGCAACAGCGTCTACGCACCGGATAAGCAGCTCTGGGAGGCCATCAACGAATGATCAACTCCCGCCAGAAGGGCGCCTCGTTCGAGCGCGAGGTTGCCAAAGCTCTGACCGCCGAAGGTTTTCCGGCTAAGCGGGGTGCGCAGGTCTCGCAGGGATCTTGGGGGATCTCCGCACCAGACGTGATTGTGCCCTGCTTGCCGGATTGGCACTTCGAGTGCAAGCGCCATGGACGCGCGCGATTCGATCTCGATGCGGCTATCGCTCAAGCCTACCGCGACGCCGAGCGCAAAAACTGTGCCGTGATCCATCGCAAGGATCATTGCCGCATGCTGGTCACCCTCACGTTCGAGGACTTCTGCGAACTCATGCGCCACAGCGATTTTCCCATCCAACCAAAAACACCAAACCCACATACACAAAATGAATAAAACCCTAACCACACCCGCGGGCGTCGCTCGCTATCCCAGACTCAACTCGCCGGACACTAAGTTCTCCGAGGAGGGCCAATACAAAGTTGACCTCGAAATGTCCGCCGAAGACGCGGAGCCGTTTCTCAAACAGATCGAGGCCATGTTCTCGGAGTTTGTCGCTGACAAAAAACGCGAGCTGAAAAAGGACGCGCTCAAAATTCACGCAGCGCCGTGGAGCGAGAACGACGGACTGGTACAGCTCAAGCTGAAGGTCAAGGCGACCGGCAAGAGCAAGGACGGCGAGACGTACACGCGCCAACCGAAGCTGTTTGATGCTTCCGGTCAGATCACCAACGAAAACATTGGCGGCGGCAGCAAGCTCAAGGTCGCTGTGGTGCCATACTTCTGGTACACCGCGTCGCTCGGCGCCGGAATCACGCTGCAGCCGAAAGCCGTCCAGATTTTGGATCTGGTCACTTGGAGCAGCGGCGGCACCGCTGAGGCTTACGGCTTCGAGGTGACTGAGGCGCCCCGCGCATCGGTCAAAACCGGAACCAACAACGAAGAGGTCGAGTGGTAGTCATGGCAACCACTGCACGCAAAAGGGGGGCGGCAAAACGCCGCTCCCCTTCGGTCAAGGCCGCGGAGCCTGCGCCGGAGCGCTTCGCTGCAGAC